AACCGGTGGTAAGGCAAGTTCTTCAGCAATTTGTGAATTAGAAATCTTTCCTGCTTCGTCAAGTGTTCTGCCCTTGACCCACTCTGTGACAAGACTGGAACTTGCAATTGCACTTCCACATCCATACGTTTTGAATTTTGCATCTGTAATTATTCCTTCTTCTACTTTAATTTGAAGTTTCATAACATCACCGCAAGCAGGTGCGCCAACAATACCAGTGCCAATATCAGCATCAGTCTTGTCAAAAGATCCGACATTCCTGGGATTTTCATAGTGATCTAAAACTTTTTGAGAATATGACATATTTGCCGTTAAATACAGTTACCGAATGTATACATAAAGGTGTCCGGTTTCAATTTAAACCTTATTACCTCTGCCAACCTTTAATGATATCAGGCGAGAAGTTTGCGTAACTGAATTGCATTCTGTCAACTAACTTGACTGCATTGCCTTTGATCTTATCGATAGCAACATAACCCTCAACACCAGTCACTTCGTAACCTTTCTTTGTCAACAAGAAAGTATTCAACGTTTTGACTTCATCCATCTTCTTAATTAGAATCAACTTCGCTTCTGCTAAGAGATTCATCATTGTGAAAATGTCTTCTAAGTGTGATTTGTTTTTTGGTGAGAAGAATCTAAGCACTTTACTTTTCTTTAGCATCTGAGTGGCACGACCACGTTCACCTTTGCCCTCAGCCTGTTTCTCGTAGTAATCTTCTATGTATGTGATTAATTCTTTAACGTGCGCTTTGACGTTGGTGATTTTCAACTGTTGACGTACTTTTGAATTGTTGAATGTCTTAATGCGTTCAATCAAGTCTTCGTCTGTATTGATGTAGTTTAGAGTAGCGGCATCTAACTTTTGGAATATCTTTCCAGCTTCGGATAGAATTGCTGTCACATTGTCAGTCTCTGCTTGTGTCAACGTAGCTTTACCCGATACGTCTTGATAGACTGCACTTGTCATCCAAACGTTTGGAGTCTTTGTGAGTGTGCTTAGAATGTCTTTACCAAAGACTGCTGACATTGTTTCGAATGTATCACCTTCGTAGATTGTATGCCAGACAATGCCAATCTTTGCTCTTTTGATATCTTTAGCGAGTTCACTTTCTGTCGGTACTGCATACACTAATGTATTTGGATGGAACGTGACATATGATTCACCTTCGATTGTTTCTGTCTTTAAGTCTGATTGTGTGAATAGTAAGTCGCCTTGAATGACGCCTTTGATGTTGATCTTAGGCAAATACATCAAACATGCTTTGAGTTTGTCTGCTAAGTCGCCAGAAGTGTCTGCATCGATATCTGCTGGAGTTTTGTATACTTTGGGATTTTTATTGAAGACGCCCTTCTTCGCAACAAAGAACTTGCCGTCTGTTGGGTCTTGTCCTGCAAAGACTGCTGGCGCACCATCCCATTTGACTGAAATGTCAACTTTGCTTTTGGAATGTCCAGCAAGCATATCACGCACCGCTCTGAGTGCGTTTATGCTATCTCTAGTTCCTTCAACACCACCATTGAGAACATCGTCTTCCGCATGTTCCATGTGAGTGTTTTTCTTTTCAATAAGGTATTCTTTAAATTTAAACATGATAGGTCTGTCGTTGCAATAGACCTATTTATAATTACCTTCGCATTGATGCTTGATCCTTTGCATCATCACTAGAGAAAATAGGTACTGCATTGCTTTTGTGTAGTGTGCCGATGCCAATCATCTTGTCGCCAGTGTAAACTTTGCCATGAATTGGCTTAGTGCAACTGTCGCCAACTGTCGCTAAACTGGGATGACGTACAGTTTCACGAATATATGCTTTTGGGGGTTGATATGCTTCAACGTCTTTAGGCTTCTTGAAACCTTTAGAGAATGAAGTAGTTGGCAAGTTATTGAGCCATTGTTGATACTCTGCAACTTTCTTTGCAGGAGTTTTTTTCTTCTTTGATTTTTGATTTGTGTAAATCAGCATAATTTATCTACATTCTGTCCAGGACGATTCATCCTACGATTCATTTCAATTCGTGCTTGTTCCGACACTTCACGTAGGTGTTTAACTCTACGTTCTTCTAAACGCAATTCATCAATTCTTCTATCGGTTCTGTTGATAAGAAGTTGGTCATACATCTTATTGTTGTATGCTCTAATACTATCTACACTCATTTTAACACCAAGAATGCTAACATGATACTTTGCAAGAAAAATCCAACGCCGTTTGAAAGCATGTATAACTTATCTTTCATTATAGCAGAACGAATAAAGAATAGCAACAGTCCAGACCAAATTAGAATCACCATACTTAATGGGGGCAATACTGTAGGTTCGCCTTTAATCGCTAAGTAAGTTACTGGTACTGTAGAGCCGTGAATTAGAATCAATCCAATCCACCCGCAAATCTCACCAAACTGACGTACAATCCAGTTGTACCACTCTGTAACTTTAATCATTTCAAATTTCTTTTCTAAGTAGTTTAAGAGTAGGCTTAAATTTTTGATAGAGTCCGACTTCACGTCCATATGCTTCAATCTCCCATAATGATTCCCAATATTCATCAACTTGATATTGTTCTCGTTGGAACGTTACCAAGTTTCCTCTTTCATGGAATTTCAATTCACCTTTAGCATACTGCTTAACGTGAACCATTTCATGTGCAAGACATTGTAAAACACGCTTGCCAAGTTTATCCCATTCCAAATTTATTACAAATTGCTTATTGCTTGGTATTCCTAGAACATCATCTTTAGGAAACGCTTCACCAAGTATTTTGTTTTTCACATAAAAATCTTTTATGACGTTTACGCTAATTTCTAATGTATTCGACAACCTGTCACTCATCAAACGACTAGCATAAAAATGCGTAGCCATCTTTAAAATCTTTCTCTCCTTTGGTGTCAAGGTTGCCCCTTTTGCCCTGAGAATGAGTTTCATGTCGTATCCCTTTCTTAACAATATCTATTATAGTACAGTTATGGTATCTTGTCAAGGGATATTTAGGGAAAGGGGTGTATTTCACATTATGAAATTAAACCTTTAGATTGCCAAAATCTCGGTTTTTCTGCATTCGTTTGCCGAAACCAGACTTATCGAATACGGGTTTATCCTCTTCAATCTGTCCACTATCGGAAATGTTAGTCTGCGCTGACTCTTCGGCATCATACAGTTTCATTTTCGCTCTGTCAACACCAATCACAAAACGCTTGTTTGTCGTTGGGTCGCTGTATCGATTCTTTAACTGCTTGACCATAATCTGATTTAAGTCTGCAAGTTCTTCGGTCGAAATCAAAGCAAACATCAAGTCTGCTGTTGCTGGCAGACCAAACGATTCTGAAGTATCTTCAAGTCCAACGTCAGAGTTTGTGTAACCACTTCTCGTTGTTTGTGTAGCTGATACAACAGGCACTTTATGTTCAACTGCAAGTCCACGCAATTCTTCTGCAATCGCTTTAATGTATGTGTAAGAGTTAATAGAAGAACCCATCTTCATACGTGCAGAAGAGCAAATGTTCAGATAGTCAATGTAAATGATATCAGGAATGAATTGACGTTTCAATTTCAATTCATTCAACAAATGTGCAAAGTGATTTACGTTTGCACTAGCGGTTGGATATTCTTTGATGATTAGCTTGCCTTTAGTCTTCTCACGTAGAGTTTCAACTTTCTTCAAGTATACATCTTTAGGCATACCAATCAATCTATCCAATTCAACGTTCATCAAGTTAGCATCGATACGTTCTGCAATACGTTCTTCAGCCATCTCCATTGTGATGTATAAAACATTCTTACCCATCGTTAGATTGGCTGCGGCACAATGACACATGAACAAAGATTTACCAACACCAGTACCAGCAAGAACAATGTTCAAAGATTTTTCTGCAAGTCCACCTTTAGTGATTCTATTCAAATAGTCGAGGTCGAATGGGATTCGTTTTTCAACTTTATGATAGAAATCATATCGTGTTTCTGCGTCATCAATAAAATCGTGACCAACGTGATTATCAAAAGAAACTGAAAGCGCATCTGCTAGAATTTTAGGAATCGAACCTTTATCAAGTTTTTCTGTATTGTTCTTATTCTTGTCATCAAGAATCTGAATACTCTGCATGATGCCATTGTAAATTGCTTTCTCTTGGCAGAAGTCTTCTGTTGCATCAATCAACCATTTAGTGTCTGATACTTCAGGATCGATTGTAATTGATTTAACAAGTGCAACAGTTTTCTTGTGCTGGTCATCAGTTAAGTTTACTCTCTTATCAATCTCAATGACCAACGCTTCTTTCGTTGGCATTGTATTGTACTTGTTTACATAAGTTTGAATCTCATCGAATAACAATTTTTCTGACGATTCTTGAAAATATTCACCTTTAATAAAAGGTAATGTTTTTCGTGTGTACTCTTCATCCAGTAGTAGGTGTTTGAGTATTTTTTGTTCCAAGTTCATTCTTATGCCTTTTCTCTGCTTCGTCCAATGCGTGTTTCAGCAAATTATTTAAAATTTCACCAAGCTGTGCTTCAAAAGCATTATTGCCTTGAAGTGCTTTGTGTTCTTCACTTATTATATCATAGTTGAAGCCAATTGAATAGGTCCCGTCAGGATTTTCTTCTTCGGCAAAATTAATTTCACCAAAATGAAATACTGTGTCTTTAAAATCACCAGCAGTAATTTTGATTGTTGCAACAACATCTTTATCTTTGTATCTGATATCGCTTTCGGCAATCTCATAAGTTTCTTCAATCTTCATTGACTAACTCCAACTCTTCTTCATCAGCAACCCCCTCAACACCATCTTGTCCATACAAGAATTCTTTCTTACATGCTTCGTCAATCAATGCTAAGATATCAGGTGTGAAATACTTTTCTGGCTCTTCGTTGATGTTCTTACCAAACACTTTAGTGCCATTAGCAAGTTCATATCGTGTAGATACTTTCTTAATGATGCCATACTTCTCTGCAATTTCAAGCAAGCCAAAGTATCTGTCGAGTCCTGTGCTATACGTAATCTTCACTTCAACTTGAGAGTTTTCTTTAGTCAAACGTGACTTCTGTAACTTGCAACGAACGATGTTACCAACAACAGCAGTACCATCTTTGTCTTTACGCTTAGACAAGAAAACGATTGTTGATGCTGTGTATTTCAAGCCAGAACCACCAGACATTTCTTTAGTTGGAACGTATGCACCAACAACATCATAAACGTGATTCGTTACAAGCAAAGGCACACCAATTTTAGCAAGTTTCAAATTCAATACACGGAATGTTGCTTTGAGAATTGCAGACTTGGTCATGTCTTTAGTCTCTTTGCCTTCAGCAGTATCTTCCATTTCTTTAGTAGAAGACAACTGACCAAGAGAATCAAGAACCATAATCATTGGCTTGCGTTTTGCTTCGGGTTGCGCTTGATACTTCTCAATGATTTGTAATGCAGTATGACGAAACTTTTGAATTGTATCTGGCTCAGAGATAACGACACGCTTAGTGTCAACACCACGGGATTCCATCATTTGTTTTGTGACTGCGGCTTCTGTATCAAAGTAGATAACACCGCCTTCAGGATTTGCATCAAGGAATTGTTTGACAATGCCAAGCACAAAGAATGTTTTACCAGTTGACGATTCGCCAGCGAATGCAGTCACTTTGTTGTTAGGCACACCACCATAGATGCTACCCGATAGAACAGCATTCAATGCATACGAACCGGTATCAATGCATCCACTATACTCGGCAGATGCGCCACCCTCAGATAAAATCTTTGTGTCTTCATCTTTCAGTTGGTCAACTAAATCTGTAAAAAAATTGCTCATTGTGTTTTTCCTTCATAATATTTGTTTAATAACTTTGGCGAATGTTGCTCATACTCAGTAACATCAGGTTCGCTTTTCTTCTGCACTTCTAAATCATGGGTACGTTGACGGAGTTCTGATGTACTGTAACTATGATTCCTCACATGATAGTATAACTCAATTCCGTTCTCAATGCAATATTGTTTGCCGGTAAAGTCTTTATTTTTGTATTCTTCGCCAAGAAATCTTATGTGCATTGTTTGCGTCATAATCAGATTAGCTAAGTCTTCTTCGGTATGGTAGACAAGAATTTCATCCACATACTTACACGCTTGCAATTGAACATATCTTTCATATACCGATTGTACAGGTTTATTTTTTGTACTAGGTCTATCTACAGTAGGATCAACTTGTAACGCAACAATCAAATAGTCACACAACTTTTTTTCCATCTTCAGCATTGTCACATGACCAGCATGGAATAAATCAAATGACGAACAATTAAAACCAATTTTCATAAATTATCTTTCTGCAAACTCCGCATACTTTGATCTACCATCTCTGGTGTATTTGCGCTTAAACTCATTCAGTTCTTCTTTCGTCATGGGTATGGGTTCCATGAGTGACGCATTCAAATTTTCATCGCCAACAGGTTGTTGTACTTTTTGTTTTCTCTTTTGTTTTGGTGCAACCGCAACAGGAGGAGGAATTTCAACTTGATAACCACCAGACTTTTCTTCTTTTTCTTTTGCTATTTGTCTCAACGAAAAGTTACCTGCAATAACAAGCAAGACTGCCATTGGGTCAAACACAAGAACTAAAAGAATAATAACGAATCGTACAGACTTATCTAGTAAACTAGAATCAATGCTATCGCCATAGATTAGCGCCGCAATATATTTGATCGGACCAACCTCTGCTTCCACTTTACGAATTTCGGCGGCGATAGGAGCCCTTTCTTCATTAAGAGTCGAAATCCGCTTGTTATATGTTTCGATTTCTTTAAGAATGCGACTACGTTCTGTCTGTTGGGCTTTGCGTAGACTTGCCGCTTTCTCTGCACCTTTTTCGTTTGTTGAACGAACCATAACTTGGTCCACAGCATCATCCATTTGTTTGATTTGCTTGCGATTAACATCAATATTATCCTTCTCAACTTTAATCTTCTCATCGATCATTTCAATTTTCGCAGACACATCACCGCTAATAAGCGTTTGGTCATTGTGTGCTTTAGAGAGATATCCAAAAATGCCTAATGATGTAATGAACATCAGAATCATAACTGCAATTGTGAAATAGTATTTCAAAAATTTCGGAGCAACTTTCCAATTCTTATATGCCCATGATGCGGCAATGAGTTTAGAGAACTCAAGCGCACCACCCATGATTGCAATTGGAATTGGGCTAGCCGCAAAGACAGCCATCAAGCCAATGACTGAATAGTATGCGGCAATAGCAGAAAGTGAGAATGCACTCAATAATGTAATCAAAGCAAATAGCATAATTATCCTCTAGTCAATGCTAACACCCTATCAATTTGTTCTTGAATCTTTGAAGTGCGATTCGGCCAATAGATGTATTCTTTTTCTGGATTCTTCATCAAGTTGACAAGCAAAGGCATGATGAGTTGTTCTAATTCTTTTAGATTTGATTTTACCTCTGCTGTCATGTTTTGACGTTCTGCGTCAAGACCAAGTTTACCTTGATTGTATAGAGATAACATAGTATCTAATTTCTCTTCTACACGTTGTAGAGATTCGGAAGATTGTGTAACAGTTTCTTTGACAGTAACTGTATCTTCTAATGTATTTGGATCGGTGAGTCTAGTTAACGTTGATTCGTCAACTGCACTAAATCCAAAATCATCTTCTTTTCTAAACGCTAGGTATTCTGCGGGTATTGTTCTTGTTGTCATGCGAAAAAACTCTCCAATGAGGAAGCACGTTCGGTTCTCCAACCAATTGTGTTTACGATTGTTTTTAATGGTTCAAGATATGCTTTATCAAACTGCGTATCGTAGTCGATATATTTTTCTACACCAAACTCTTTTGGTAAGACTGTGAGAATAGAAAATACATTTTCTTGAACGGGATTTGGAACTTTCATGTAACAGAATTTAGTCTTGTCACCATCCTGAATAAGTTGATACTTCTTAGTCAGTTTATACTTTTTCAGAAACGCATTAAACATTATCGCACCACGCACATGCATAGGTGTGCCTTTTGAATATAGTTCCGAACTGCTAATATATTTAGATAGGTCACTAACACCACGTGGAAATGCAATGTCTTCGAATGGAAGAGTTTTGAATTCTTGTTTGAATGCTTCAACGAAAGATTGAAAGTCTGTTTCATTACCATTCATCACAATCTTCAAAGACTCTTTAATCTTCTCACGACATGACATTGGTGTGGAAGACTTAACGGCTTCGATGCCCATCATCTTTAGCTTTGGTTCTGTGAATCGAACGCCTTCAGAATCATACACGTTTAGAATGTAACGCTTCTTTGCAGTCCAGATGCCTTTGTTCGCAATCACTTCACGTTTCATCTGCATCTTCTGGTCGAATGCATTCATGTAGTCTGCTAGTTCTTGGTATGACTTGTCGATGAATGGTTCGAATTTTTCGATACACGCTTTGTTGACGAAATCAACAATCGTTTCAACTTTCGTTTCACTCTTCGATCCGTAGACCATATGTACCAGCGGACCAAGATTGACGTATACAGAGTCCGTGTCCGATGCGATAACATAATCAATATCCTTAGTTTTCAATAATTTGTTTAGGTAACCATTCAACTTCATTTCAATCCATCGAATGGACAATTGACCAGACAGAGTAATTGCCTCTGCTTGGCGAATGTCAAAGAACCTAAAATATTGATTACCAAGTGCGCCATAAGCGGAGTTCAATTGTACTTTCTTTGCGAGTTGCAAGTTCTTGTACTTTGAAATCTGATTTGTTATTTCACGTTTACGTTCTTTATCTGTTTCTTTTTCGTAAGCCTTTTGAGCCTCAATCATTTTCTTTTTGTACAATGACCTGTCATCATACATGCGTTGCATCATAGCAGGCAAGAAGCCTTGCTTGTCACGTTTGAAGTAGTGACCATTGGCTGCCATGCAATATTCACCAGATGCTTGATATTCGCTGTTCAGCAAATTATCAATAGAGATACTAGTGTGGCGACCTTCAACAATTGTTTCAGGTGAAACATTGTATTGCATAATCAAGTGTGGATACAATGAGTTCAAGTCAAACGACACAACCCATTCATGCATACCAACGATAGGGTCTTTCACATAAGCGCCAGCATACTGTTCGTCTTTTGCGGTATGAACATTCTGTGGCACAACAATATTCTGTTCAATCAATTCGTTATGAATCAAAGTATCCCACATGCGTACTTGCGTGAACACATCGGTGTAATTAACTTTAGCATCGTATGCCAGCGCCAGCGCCATGTCAATCAATTGCATCTTTGCGTCAATACGATCCACAAGTTCAACGTCATGGATGTTATACTCAATAAACTTTTGGAAATTTGTTCGGTACAACTGGTGCAGACTTTCAACTTCAGAATAGTCAAGTTTCTTCTCACCAAGTTCTAGATACGCAATGTGATTAAGACTAAAACTTTCTTGCTGTGAGTAAGTAAACTTCTTGTACAATTCAATGTAATCAAGAATAGCAATACCTACCAAGTCGAACGCTACTTGTTGTTTGTTGTGAATCGTAGTTGTACGTTCACCGATTCTACGAAATGGTGATAGACGCTTTGCGGTATTGTCGCCCATGAGTCTTGTGATACGATTGTTCAGATATGGAATATCAAAGAATTGAATGTTCCAACCAGTCACAATGTCTGGTGATGTTTCTTCCCACATGTCGAGGAAGCGCATGATAAGATTATTCTCATCACGACATTTAAGATATGTTACGTCATCACGATAGTTATCATAGTCACCACAACCAAACACATAGAAGTGTCCAGCTATCTTAAACGTGATGGCAGTAATTGGCTCACTCGCAGATGCAGGTTCAGGAAAACCATTCTCAGAACCAACCTCAATATCGATATTCGCAATCTTAATTTGTGATGGATCATAATCTACTTTGCCTGGATACGCTTCATTGACATAAACGTATGGAAAGTTTGTTGAGCCATACACTTTGAAATTGTCAACATCTTCATAACGTTTCATAAACTCTGTTGCGTCACGCATTGTGCCTTGCGACACAGGCGCAAGTGATTGGCCATCTAATGTTCGATAATCACCATCTTTAGATTGTAGATATAACGTTGGATTGTATTCGACCTTATCGGTAAATCGTTTGCCGTTGTTGTATCCACGAACAAGAATGTTGTTGCCGAGTTTAGAAAAATGCGTATAAAATTTCATTAAGTAATAATGCCTTGAGTCGGTGGCAGGACAATTCCTGATCCGTATATCTCATTATACTTGTTTTTTATCTCTTGTGCAACTGATACGTTGTAAATTACATGGTTAGGATTAAACTCTACCACTTTTTGTTCGGAGAAGATTAAAAGAGGTTGCATTTGCAAAGCGGCTTTGCCAGCTTGATTCATACCAATAGCAAGAACACATGGGTTCTCTACACGATACTTATCCGCAGTCTCTTCTACAATATCACCAACAATTTCTTCACCTGTTGATAATTTCAAAATTCTTAAGTTTGCCATTTTATATCCTATAATAAAATGGGGGCATTGCGCCCCCATGTGTTTATTTAAAACGCTCTGCTTTATGTCTCTTTGCGTCTTGAATTGCTTCAAGTAAAGCAATAAAGAAGTTTTTTATTGATTTCATAATTCATCCTCAGTTAAATATTGCTGAGATGATTTTTTAGTTTTAGGCGCAGTATCAACTGTGTCTTTAACTTCAATCTTCTTTGGCTTCTTATGTTCTGGAATGATTCGTTCCAAAGCAATCTTCAACATACCATTAATCAAAGCGGCATCTTGAATTTCGATTTGGTCATCAAGTGCGAATGTGCGAGTGAATGCACGATTAGCAATACCCTTGAACAAGAAATTATCTCCATCATCTTTTGTGTTACCGGCAACAATTAGTTTGTTGTCTTCTAAAGTGATATCGATTTCCTGTTTACCAAAACCAGCAACCGCAATTTCAATGACGTATGTATTGTCACCAGTCTTGCGAATGTTGTAAGGTGGGTAGTTAGGAATGTTCTTAGTCACATCATCATGTATTTTTGCTAGTCGATTGAATTGCTCATCGAAGCCAACAAAGAATTTATCAAAGTCTTTGAAACCTGGTCCGCCAAAGATAGCAGGAATTGGTGTGTGTCCCATATTGTATCTCCTCTTACTTAGATTTTGAAAATGCTTTCTTAGCATCAAAAGTGTATGCGGAGAGTCCAAGAGTTGTATAAAACTTATTGACTTCTACTGCAACAGCTTTTGCGTAAGATGTTTGCGCTTCAATGAAAGTGTTGAGGGGTTTTGCAAGTTCTTCATTCTTGACGAATGTTTTGACGAATTGCGTTTTTGTGCTTTGAAATGCATCGATAGCACTATTGATGTTTTGTAACATAGTTTCTCCTATTAAGCGAGTTAAAAAATAAAATTTGATACCCCGAAGGCGTATCATTAATCCTGCTTACTGGCTACAGGGGCACCATATCGTTGTGCCAGCTTTAGACGCTCCTAAGGTAGAAGAGCCATTTACGTTCCCATCCCTGAGATACGTTTATTTATAACAGATTAAGCCTGTCCAACCATTCTGCGTGAAACAAAATATGTTGTGTTACCTTCTGTGTTCATTGCGGTACGAACTTTGTAACCGCACTGGCGCAAGTCGCTCATACGGGCACGAAGGTTTTTAACGCCAAACAAAGACCTTGCTTGCGGTGCGGAGATTCCACGACCTGTACCACGCAAGTACGATACCAAGAGTTCTGTCTGTGTTTTGCTAGAATTTACAAATGCCATTTTATATACCTCATCAAATAATGATAAAAAAATTTACTAAGAATTATTTCTTAGCTTCTGGTTTAGCTTCAGCCTTTTTAGCTTCTGCTTTTTTAGCCTCTGCTCGTTCGGCTTTCTCTTTTGGAGTAATCACTTTAGGACGTGGTTTCTCTTTAGAGTCTGCCGCTGGTGCAGGTGCTGATGCTGTTGTTGCAGGTTTGTCAGCAGGTTTCTTTTCTGCTGGTTTGTCTGCCGCAACGGCAACTAGGGAGAGAGTAGTTAATGCTACTGCTGTCAATGCTGTAATGGATTTCATAGAATCTCCTAATTTGTTTTGAGATAACATTATCTCATATATATCAACGTTTGTCAAGCCTTGATGGTTGACTTGAGCATCCATGCATGTTTATTAAATGCATCCTGTCTCTCTGCCATAAAATTACTTATGTTGTGATAACGTTCTTGCTCTGCAAGTTCATATGTACGTTGGATGCTTGCCAATAGTACTGGAATGTCTTCGGATAATCTCTGCAACATCACTTCTGCTGGAGGCACAGTTTCATCACCTTGAATCTGCGACAACTGAATAAAGCGATTAAAACTTCCTGGTGCATATGAATCAAGTGTTCGAATATCTTCAGCAATTTTATCTACGTTATCATAAACTTCAGTATAGATATTTTCTAAGAAACTATGATACTGAGGAAAGTTCGGACCAGTTACGTTCCAATGGTAGTAATGTGCCTTCAAATAAAATGCATAGTGATTCGCTAAAACCACTTTTAGTGATTGTACTAATTCTTCCATTTAATTTTCTTCCCTCTTCTTTGTTCCTATATTATATTTAGCTGTTAACACCCATTCATCTTTTTCTTTATATGAGATGATTTTAATCTGAGACAATGGCGCAACAGGTTGTTCGGTATTTGTTGCTTTCGCTACAATTTCGATTAGTCCCCATTCAGCTAACAATTTTGCAATTGTGTTACGTCTTGCTAAATCATTCTCTTCAAAATCTGTTGGTTTGCCATCTAACGCAAATAATTCTTTAAAGTGTACAATATAGTATTTTCCTTTTTTGTGTAGAATATGACACGATTGGTATAATGTTTTATCCTTACGGGATGCAACGCCAATACGGGTTAGTGTCTCTTTTACTTTAAGAAAATCGTCTTCTTTTTTTAATCTTACTTCGAGTAAGTCTTCAATGTTCACCGCCATTCTTTTTCTCCTTGGACTTCACGCCACCTTTTTGTATTTTTTGTTTCATCATTTGGAGTTGGTCAGACGTAATTAAGTTCTGCACTTGTTTAGCCTTAGCATAACTATAGCCAAAATATTCAGAAATCACATTAATGTCTTCAACTACTTCATTCTTAAACCACTTGCTAAAGCGTTTTCGTGGCCTGATGGTATTTAGTAAATACAAAAATTGAGGTTTGTTGTCTAGGAGATGACGGCTATTCATCTCATTTGCATATAGAACGGTGTCGGAAAAGTAAGATAGTCCTTTGTTAACGATGTACGCATTGTACGTTTTTTCGGCTAGTTCATCATTGTCGGTACCAACCATCATGTTTTCTTTTGACTGGTTGATAGCATTTAGATAATCGAATGGTGTCATTTGAATTCACAGTCAACCATCACTTCGGTTAAGAAAGCGACAAAGTTAATTTCTTGGTCAACGACAAATGCAGACTTGTATTGATAGTCGGCAAGCAACAGAACCATACGTGGAACAGAATCAGCCTTCAAGCATTCATTGCTATTGTCAAAGATTCGTTTGAACAATACTGATGGCTCATTGTCTAGATTCTCAGCAACCCACTTACGC